GTGTACAGAGCTTAATTGATACAAGGTTAGTTGTTTTTAAAATGGCTTCAACTGAAAGTTTTGTAGGTAATGGAACAGATACAAGTTCGACTGTATTAAATGGTGGAACAGCTTTAACATTTCCTACTGGCAAAGACACATCGGGTTTTGGATCAGATAAACTTGAAATATTCAAATACAATATTAACAAAATACCTTCTAAAGTTTCAACAGCAGGTTATTCGGTAAGTGTAGCAGGATCGGATTTAACTGTTACATTTAATTCAACAGGAAAACCAGAAAACAATTCAGTAATTTGTGTAACTAAATGGCTTAACACAGAAATAATTGATTACGTTAAAAAAGCTTATGCTGATGAAATGTCAATAACAGTAGCAGATGTAACAACAGCAGTTTCAAAAACTGAAGATGTTATTACTTTTAGTGCTACTGGTAAAACAACATATACTTTGTATAGTGATGTAACAACTGGAACTGGTTTTGTTGATATTGGAGACCAAGGTGCTAGTCAAGTTGCCAAACAGAATTCATTTGCTACACAGTTAGCACAAGAAAACGGAATAGGATCAGCTGGTATTAATACGGCTGTATTCATTCGTGGAACAATGACAGGCTTAGGATATCCATCAGAAAAGATTACAGTTCCTGGATCTTTACTAATTGAAATGGATAGTCCACAACAGGCAATATTATTATCTAAATTTTTGAACACCGCTGTTGGAACAGCAGAAGTTTCAGTAGCAAACAACATCAAAATCTTCACCCAAGATAGCAAACCAGATTTTGAGAATAATCAATATGTTGGGCCAACTTTTTTAATCAAGAAAACTTTAACCAAAGGTGGTGCAACAGCAGACGTAACAACTTTTTCAGCAACTGAAACCAATACTTACTTTTTAGATTATTCTTTGAAAATAGGTTCTGCCTATGCCGTAGGTTGTATAAGAATCATATCAGATGGTACTAACGTCCACTATATTGATGATAGAACAGAAACAGCAAGTACAAGTGACGTAGTATTTTCCACTCCAGCAGTTAGCGGTGGTTTAATTAAATTACAATACACTAATTCAAGTTCTTCAACCGATGCTACCCTATCTTATGTTTTAAAACGTTGGTTAACCAGTTAACTATCCTGATAACTAACATTTGTCCACGATTTTTTATAATTTTTTATTGACAATATTGAGTATTGTTTAGTAAAATTAAAGTATATAAAACAAAAGGTAAAAAATGAACAAAGAAGCAGACCTGTATATTGTTAAACGAGACGGTAGAAAAGAATTACTAGACATTAACAAAGTACACAAGATGACAGAAGCCGCTTGTGAGGGATTGACAGGAGTGTCGTCTTCGCAAGTAGAGATGAATTCAGGCCTACAGTTTACTGAAGGTATGTCAACACAAGACATTCAAGAAGTATTAATAAAATCAGCTAACGATTTAATCACATTAGAAAATCCAAACTATCAGTACGTAGCTTCAAGGTTACTACTTTTCTCACTTCAAAAACACGTATTTGGTAAATGGTTACCATCAGATAATCATATTCCATTAAGATATCTAGTGTCAAGAAATATTGAACGTGGAGTATATGACAAAGCAATACTAGATCAGTTTAGTGATGATGAATGGAATAAACTAAATGGTTATATGAAGCACGAAAGAGATTGGGATTTTACATACGCAGGCCTAAGACAAGTAGTAGACAAATATCTTGTACAAGATAGAAGTTCAGGTGCAGTATATGAAACACCGCAATATATGTATATGATGATTGCGGCAACATTATTTGCGAACTATCCTACTGATACAAGAATGCAGTATATTAAAAAATATTACAACGCAATTTCTACTTTTAAAGTTAATATACCTACGCCAGTAATGGCAGGAGTAAGAACACCTATGAAACAATTTGCTTCTTGTGTTCTTGTTGAAGTTGATGATACATTGTCATCTATCTTTTCGAGCGATATGGCTATTGGAAGATATATTGCACAAAGAGCCGGCATAGGAATTAATGCAGGTCGTATCAGAGGTATTAACTCTAAAATTAGAGGTGGTGAAGTAGCACACACTGGTGTTGTTCCTTTCCTTAAAAAATTCGAATCAACTGTGAGATGTTGTACGCAGAATGGTGTGCGTGGCGGTAGTGCAACAGTACACTTTCCTATTTGGCACCAAGAGATAGAAGACATATTAGTTTTAAAAAACAACAAAGGTACAGAAGACAACAGAGTTCGTAAATTAGATTACTCAATACAAATTAGTAAACTATTTTATGAGAGGTTATTGTCTAATGCTGATATAAGTCTTTTCTCACCTCACGATGTACCAGGCTTGTATGATGCGTTTGGCACAACAGAATTTGATGACTTGTATATCAAGTATGAAAGAAATAAAAATATCAGAAAGAAAAAAGTTCCTGCACAAGATCTTTTTAATAACTTATTAAAAGAAAGAGCAGAGACAGGTCGTATCTATATTATGAATATTGACCACTGTAACTCACACTCTAGTTTCAAAGATAAAGTTAATATGAGTAACTTATGTCAGGAAATAACATTACCAACTGTGCCAATTGAACACATTGACGGCAATGGAGAGATTGCTTTATGTATTCTTTCCGCGATTAATGTTGGTCAGTTAAAAGACTTAGATGAATTAGAACCTTTATGTGATATTGCCGTAAGAGCTCTAGATGAAATAATTGATTATCAAAAGTATCCAGTGAAAGCGGCAGAAATATCAACTAAGGCTAGAAGAAGTTTAGGTGTAGGTTATATTGGACTTGCACATTATCTAGCTAAACACTATGTTGGATATGGTGATAAAAAAGCATTAAAGATTGTACACGAGCTAACTGAAGCATTCCAATATTATCTAATTCAAGCATCTATGAATCTTGCACAAGAAAAAGGTAAGTGTGAATATTTTGAAAGAACAAAATATGCAGATGGTAAGATGCCAATTGATCATTACAAAGAAGATCTTGATGAAGTTTGTAGTACAACACTAAAACTAAATTGGGAAAAACTTAGAAAACAAGTAAAACAATTTGGTATGAGAAATTCAACATTATCAGCACAGATGCCTTCGGAGAGTTCTTCCGTTGTTAGTAATGCAACAAATGGAATTGAACCACCACGTGGATTTTTATCAGTTAAAAAATCCAAAAAAGGTCCTTTAAAACAAATAGTACCACAATATAAAACACTAAAAGATTATTACACTTTACTATGGGATATGCCTAGCAACGAAGGTTATATTAATATTGTTTCAGTGATGCAAAAGTTCTTTGATCAAGCAATATCAGGTAACTGGAGTTACAATCCAACGCAGTATGAGAACAACGAAGTACCAATGAGTGTTATGTTCAAAGATTTATTAACAACATATAAATTGGGTTGGAAGACAAGTTATTATCAGAACACATATGATTTTAAAACAGATGCTTCTGTTGAAGTAGAAGTAGCACCAATACAACAAGCGGCAACTGAATTTGAAAAAGCTAACTTAGAAGTACAAGCAGGTGATGACTGCGATGCTTGTAATATATAGGTAAATATCTCAGATGGCAAAGACAATTTTTAACAGGAACGAGATCGACTTCACTAAAGAGCCAATGTTCTTTGGAGAGGATCAGAATGTTCAAAGATATGATGTGTTCAAGTATCCACAGTTTGATAAATTAAATCAAACTATGTTGGGTTACTTTTGGAGACCTGAAGAAGTAAGTTTGCAAAAAGATAGAGCTGATTTTTCTACATTCAGACCAGAACAGAAACATATCTTTACAAGTAACTTAAAATATCAAACACTATTAGATAGTGTACAAGGTAGAGGACCATCATTAGCATTTTTACCTTACGTTTCTAATCCAGAGCTAGAAGGTTGTATTGTTACTTGGGATTTCTTTGAAACAATACACTCAAGAAGTTACACACATATCATTAAAAATGTATATCCAGATCCATCAGAAGTATTTGATAAGATTTTAAATGACAAAGAGATTTTAAAAAGAGCTGTAAGTGTTACAAAAAATTATGATGCATTTAGCGAAGCGGCTGAAAACTACTTTGCAAAAGGCAAAGGTGACTTATATGATGTTAAGAAAAAATTATATCTTGCTATGCATAATGTAAACTTATTGGAAGGTTTAAGATTCTATGTATCATTTGCTTGTACATTTGCATTTGGTGAACTAAAACTTATGGAAGGTTCAGCAAAAATTATTAGTCTAATTGCTAGAGATGAAGCAACACACTTGAACTTGTCAACACACGTGATTAAAAATTGGCAACAAGGTGATGATAAAGATTTTACAAAGATTATCAAGGAATGTGATAGTCAAGTATACGAAATGTATAAAACCTGCGTAGAAGAAGAAAAGGCGTGGGCAAAACACTTATTCAAAGATGGAAGTATTATTGGATTGAACGATAGACTATTATTCAAATATGTTGAGTTCATTGCTAATAAAAGATTAAAAGCATTAGGTATGGAGCCAATCTTTGAACAACCAGTAACACAAAATCCATTACCTTGGACACAGCACTGGTTATCGTCTGCCGGTCTGCAGGTTGCACCACAAGAAACTGAAGTTGAAAGTTATATCATTGGTGGTGTTAAACAAGACGTAAACAAAGATACATTTAAAGGATTTAAATTATAATGTTAAAAGAACCAATAAAAACAGATGACATCATAGCTTTGAAGCTTGTATCTGGAGAAGAAGTTATTGCTAAAGTTGTTACAAACGATGAAACAATGCTTACAGTCAACAAACCATTAACACTAATTCATACACCAAAAGGCGTTGCTATGAGTCAGTATATATTAATGCAAGATATGACTGTTCCAGTATCAATTGATAAAGAAAAAGTTATAGT